GCACAAGAGCACATGGCCGCGCCGTCGCATATTCCGCTCGTGAAGCTGACGGGCATCACCCCCTCGGGGCTCAACGCGTCGAGTGAGGGCGAAATTCAAGTGTGGTACGACTGGATACGGTCGTATCAAATTTCGTTCTACTCAAAGCATCTAAAGCACGTTCTCGACGTGCTACAGCTTCATTTGTTCGGGAGCATCGACGAGGCTATCGGCTTCGAGTGGCGCCCGCTTGCCTCGCCGACCGTCAAAGAGATGGCCGAGATTCGCAAGGCCAATGCCGAAACTGACGCAACGTACATCGACAAGGGCGTCGTTGCGCCCGAGGAAGTGCGCGAGCGTGTGTCGAGTGATCCCGAGTCGGGCTACAACAACCTCACCGGGCCGGCTCCCACGCCGCCGGATTTGGTCGGCGCAGAGCATGGCGCGAAGCTCGACGAGGAAGGCAAGCAACTCGACCACGAACGCGGGGAAGAGTCGGCCGAGGCCGCCCACAAGCGCGCGCTCGAATTGGAGAAGACCAAGGCAGCACAGAAGAAAGCGGCTTGACGCTGACGGCCTCGTCGAGATAGGGTGCGCGCAACGGTTCGCCACCCTCGCCCGGCATCGTTGAGGCATTCACGGCGATAGGGTGCCGCTATCAGACGATGCCGGGCGAGTTATGAGGAACGAATGAAAAGATTACGCGCCTCGCGCGCTAAGCCTGTCGTACTCGACCCTATTTGGCCGAACGTCGGCGTTCAAGCGTGGTATCAGGCGCAGCTCGACGCGCTCATCAATTCGAGCTTCGGGCAGCTCACGCACGAGCTAGCGGCAGCGTGGAACAAGACGCCGCCTCTATTTCACAACGTCCATCTCGCCGAAGACGCTAAGCCACCCTTCGCGGCCGGCGTATGTGTTACGTCGCACGGTCGCGTGTTGCTCATGTTCCGCAACGACGGCGAGGGTTGGGCGTTTCCGGGCGGCATGATCGAACCGAACGAATCGCCCGAGGATGCTGCGCGGCGTGAGCTGTTCGAGGAAACGCTACACGTCCATAACGGCCCCTTCGACGCGGCCGAGGTGCGCGACGGCTTCGTCACATACACAACGAACGTACTCGAACCGTTCGTGCCCACGCTCAACAGCGAACATGCCGCCTTCGCGTGGGTGACTGTGCCGCAAGCGCTAGGACTTTCACTACATCCCGGCGTGCGTAAGACGCTCAAGGATTGCTCGGGCGCGGGCTTGCTAACGCGTTTTACCGATGCGAACGGCGTTGAATACCTGTATGCCGAAGACGCGGCCCCGCCCTCGGGAACGAAGGCGTTGCAAGCTGCCTTGCAGCGTTGGGGCTCGCAGACTATCGAGCGGTTCGACAAGATGAGCGCCAAGATTGCCGACGACTTCGCCAAGCGCAATCAATTCGCGACGCAAACCGCGATGATGGGGCAGCTCAAGAAAGCCGGCTTTACGGTCGCATTCAAGCCAACGCAAAAGAGCATCGAAGCGTTTCGCGCTATCGTGGCTGAGAACGTGTCCCTTATTCGGAGCATTCCGACCAAGGCGCACGCGCAGGTAGAGCAAAAGGTATGGAACGCGGTACGCCAAGGCTCAGACCTTCACAAGCTATCGCAAGACCTCGCGAAGACACACAAGATAACAACCGACCGCGCTGCGCTGATCGCGCGCGATCAGAACGCCAAAGGTAAGGCGACAATCGAACGCGTGCGCCAAATGGAACTCGGCATAACCAAAGCCATTTGGATGCATTCGCACGCCGGGAAAGAGCCGCGCCCCACACACGTTGCGATGAACGAAAAACAGTACAATCTAGCGCAAGGTATGTGGGACTCTGACGAGAACGAATGGGTTCACCCCGGCCAGCTCATCAACTGCCGTTGTAGTAACCGACCGATTATTGAGGGGTTCGAGTAGTGACTGACACCAACCTAACGCTCGACGAGCGCCAGAAGTTAGAGCGACTGCTAGCTGAGTACGCCAACGCCGAGATGGATTGCGTGCGCGCGAGCGGCCGACGACACAACGCACTGCATGCTGTGCTCGACTTCGTGAACGACCGCACGAAACAAGTCGTAAGCGACAATGCAGCCGCCGTGTTCAAACTTAGCACTGATGCGGTTGTTGCTGCGTTCAATGTCCAGCTACCCGTAAGTGTTCCCACGGGAACACTCGACCCTGCGAAGATGATCGCGCGCAACGTGATCGGCCACGATCACACGCAACCTATCCCGCAAGAGCATTGCGCGTGCCAAGTTTGTAACGAGACGCGCGAGCGCCAAGCCGCCCCGATTCTTGACGTTTCGGGCGGCAATTAGACATAGCTACGCAGGGCGCGGTACACTCCGCGCCCATGCTTGCCTTTGACCGTGCTTTGATCGAACGCGACCGTATTGCCTTTGACCGGGCAAGCGCTCGAAGCTTCGACGCTGACGGCCGCATGCACGTAGCAGACTGCCGCATCACAAAAGCGAACGTCTGCCCCTACTACGGCCGCGAAATCCCCAACGGCAAAGCGCTCGGGCTCGACCCCAATCGCGTTTACATGCTCTACCGTGACCCGGAAGAGCTGAAGCTAGCCGCCGATTCGTTCCGCAATCTACAGCTCTTGATGGTTCACGCACGTGTCAGTGCGAAGGACCCCAAGAGCGAAGTAACGGTTGGCACCGTGGGCGAGGTCGCCTTTGACGGCAAGTACCTCGTATCGAAACAGCTCACGGTGTGGGACCAAGACGGTATCACGCTGATAGAGTCAGACGAGGCCAGCGAACTTTCTTCGAGCTACCGATACCGCGCAGACATGACACCGGGGCGCTCGCCTGAAGGCGTTGCGTACGACGGCGTGATGCGCGATATTAAGGGAAATCACGTTGCGCTCGTGCGTACGGGTCGCGCCGGGTCCGACGTAGCCGTAAATGACGCCCTTCCTTTGGAGCTTCAGTCAATGAAACGCCCTCACTTGCTCGCCCGCCTTGTTGCTCTCGGTGTTGTTGCCGAACCCGCCGACGACGCCGCGCGCATCGCGCTCGACGCCGCGTTGGCAGCGCATACGACGTGCGACGCGCAGCCGGACGACGACATGGAAGACGACCCGGAGAATCCCGGCAAGCGTCGGAAGAAAGCGGCCGGTAAGCCGATGACGCCGCGCGACGGCAAGGAAAAGGCCGGCTTCGCGAGCGATGCGGAGTTGCAAGTTGCGGTCGATGCGGCCATCACCGCGCGCGGGTATGTCTCGAAAGAAGACGCGCAGAAGATGGCGAACGATGCCGCGACGAAGGCGACCGCCGACGCCGTTGCGAGCGTGAATGCTCTGCACGAGGCGCGCGAGTTGGTCAAGCCGCTCGTTGGCACCGTGGCGATGGACTCGGCCGAGGCCGTGTACCGTTTCGCGCTCGAAAAGGAAGGCGTAGCGCTCGACGGCGTTCACGCTTCCGCGTTCCCCGCTCTCGTGCGCGAGCGCATCGCGCGCAAGACGGCCACCCCCACGAAGGCGCCCGCGCTCGAAGCGTTGAACACGGTCGCCAATGTTCTTCCGGGTCTCGGCCGTATTTCGGTCGGCTAACCCACAACTCCCAACGAGGTTTTCATCATGGGTTTTCAGCGTATCGTTTACGATCAGCCGGCCCCGGCAGTTGCGGGTGACTTCGCCAGCAACAACCCCGTTGCGTCGCTCGTGCCGCCCATCTCGGGCGCGTACGTCGTAGGCGATGCCAACGTGCGCGTCGGGTACTTCGCGTGGGGCGCCGACGACGGCAAGGTGTACAGCTCGCTTGCCGCTGCGACCGCTGCGGGTCATCCGCAAATCGGTCTCGTCGCGCGTCAGCCCAACATTCCGGCCGCGATGATTACCGCGTTTCTCGGCGAGGCGATCATGACGCTTCAGGTGGGCCGCGAGGTCACGCTGATGACGGCCGGCGATTATTGGGTTGACCTTCCGGGCGCGGACCCGACCGAGGCCGTTTTCGCGCTCGCGACGACGGGTCAGCCTTCGCTTGTGGACGATGCGACGACCGAGCCCACGGGCTTTGCGGCGGCATCGCAGGCAAAAGTGAACGCGGTCACGTCGAACGCGACGACCATTGCGGCCAACACGGGCGTCATGACCGTGGCTGCGGTTGCCTCGGGCGTGATCGAAGTCGGCCAGCGCGTGACCGGGACGGGCGTTCCCGATGGCACGTTTATCACCCGGCAGCTCACGGGTGCGGCGGGCGGCGCGGGCACGTACGCAACGAACAGCCTGAACCGTTCGGCGGTTCCGGCGTTCACCGCGACGATGGTTCAGGGCACGCTCGCGAAGATCAGCAAGGCGGCGGCGTAAGCCTGCCATCACTTACGAGGTAGTATCAAAATGCGTACTCAGTTCGCCGGCCGCCGTGGGATGAATCACGCGGAATTCGCGGCAGCAATCCGCGCCGGGCAGTCGCCGGCCATCATCGCGAGCCTTCAGGAAAATCTCGGGCTCGCGCTCGACAGCAAAATCAACGGCGGTCGATACGCCGGGATTCTGCTGCGCAACGTTCAGGATCGCTACAACGTCAAGGGCGACGTTGACGGCAAGGAATGGGGTGCGCTCGACAAGGTTGCTTTCGACGCGCAGCCCGAGCTTGTCACGGTCAGCAACGCGGGTATTCCTGCGTTCCTGTCGAACTACCTCGACCCGGCCTTGATCGAGGTGTTGGTTTCGCCGATGAAGGCGGCCGAGATTGCCGGCGAGATGAAGAAAGGCGATTGGGTGACGACCGTCACAACCTTCATCGTCGTGGAAAGCGACGGTGAGGTGAGTGCATACGGCGACTACTCGAACGCCGGCAACGCCGACACCAACACCAACTTCCCGCAGCGTCAGAGCTTTCACTATCAGACGTTCACGCGGTGGGGCGAGAAAGAGTTGGCGTATACCGGCCTCGCCGGTATCGACCTCGCGAGCCGCAAAAACGTCGCGTCGGCGCTTGTGCTCAACAAGTTCCAGAACAAGACGTACTTTTTTGGAGT